TAGTGCTAATGGTGATACTAACGATCCTTGATTGAGATACAGCGTCACAATGCTGACAAGGTTGTCAATATTGCTCTGAACATCAGCACAAGCACCATTACTACTATTTGTAATAGGAGCATTGACTACAGGTCTTACAATCGCATCGGTTGCTGCTTTAATAAATGTGTGCGTATACCCACCACCAGAAATTACAGCATCACTGAGAGCAGACGCAAATCTATGAACTGAGGTATCGGTAGAACTACCAACATTAATTGTGATAGTAGTTGCAGTCTTTGTAACAATAGGTACTGCTGTATCAAAGGTCTTATCTTTTTTCTTTTTGATACCATACAATGTAGAGCGAACAAAAGTATGATTGGAAGTGTCAGAAGAAACTCCAACTTTTACTTTGAATGAATCATAATAAACATCATAAATTGCAATCCACTTTCCACTAACAGGATCAGATGAACGAGGATAAGTATGTTCAGTTTGATCTCCATCTCTGGCACATGTAAATACCAAAGAATCATCATCAAATTTGATGAAATCTCCTTTCTCCCATCCATGATTTTCAACAGTAACTGTAAGAACTCCGTCTGAAGGACTATAGACAGCATTACTTACAGTTTCAGTAAGAATAGTAGTTTTTGGATAAGAATGTTCAGTTTGATGATTATCTAAAGAACATGTAAATGTTAGAGCTTCATCTCTTAATTTAATTGATGTTCCTGCACGTAGTGAGTGTGCTCCGATGTCTATGGTAACATCACCAGAAACAGGCTCATAAGTTGCAGTAGATACTTGATGATTTACCAGTGGAGATGCACCTACATTAATTTCAAAAGTATCGTTGGTAACGTTAGATACTGTCAGTGTTTGTTCGTGATTTCCATCAGCAAGTCTTGGATAAGATTTTTCTGCAAAATTACCATCCATTGCACAAGTGAATGTCAATCCATTTGACTTAATTACAACACCATCACCGTTACTAAGTCCATGGTTGGCAATAGTAATTACAGAAACACCAGTAGATGCAGTATAAGTAACATCTGTCGGAGTTCCTACAGCAGCACCCCAATAATTTGCATTAGCAGCAGTAATTGTAAGATCCTTTTCCAGCAACTGATTAACAATTGCCTGCTTCATAAGATCTCTGACCTTATTGAATGCAGTGACAGACTGAAGAATCTCGCCATCAAGACCATTAGTAATAAATGTTGTTCCAGAAACGTTAAAGTATTGCTTGAGGAACTTACGAGCATAGACATTACCACCTGTGTGGATGTCTAATGCCATAGCATCAACAAATAATCCAATATCACGCTTACACTTTGCTTCTCCAATTCTGTCAGATCCGATAGTTTCTACTGGAAGACCAGTAGTAGATCCTGCTGTAATAGCATCATTTACAATACCAGCAAGAACTGTAATAGCAGATGTTACGTTAGCACATAAAGGAGCACCAAGAGGATCGGGAGTGATTGTAGTATCAGTAATTGTAAGTTGATTAGTAAACGCAAGGATCATATTATCCTTAGCGGCAGTAAATCCATCAACTGATGCTAATTCCTCACCAAGTAATCCATTCGTAAGAGGATTTCCAGCACCGTCAAAATACTGTAATGCAAATTTACGCGCATACTCGTTACCACCATTAACGAGGTCAAGTGAAGTATAATCAATAAACAATCCGATATCACGCTTACATTTAGTTTCTACAGCAGCATCTGCAGGATTTGATCCACCCTGCATAGTTGTCCAAGCATTATCAATGATCTCAGTTCTATTTTGCTGAATGAGTCTGTAAGCGTCCTTGAAGCGATAATCACTTGCAGTAGTAGGATCTAACGGATAAACAAAATCAGGATAGTCTACGGCGATCTGAGCAGCACCTCTGTCAACTAATTCCTTACGGTTGATCATAATTAAACGATAAGCATCTCTGTATCTGCTATATCCATTAGTCTCAGGATCATTAGGATAGAAGAAATCAGGATACTGTAGAGAAATTTCAGCATTTGCTCTATCAATAATCTCAAATTTATTCGCATTAATTAAGTTAGCACCATCTCTATGTCTATTTGCACTAACTGGTCCTTTAGTTGGATCAGTCCAAATACCACCATTTTTAACAGGTCTTGGTAGAGATGGATTTGCAGTATAATATGTTAAAATTGTTGTTAGGTTATCAATCGTTGATTGAACATCAGCACAAACTGCTGGATTATTATTAGTTAATGTTCCATTTGGATTATTAATAGTTGATCTGAAACTGTTGGATGATGGAACATCATAAATTTCAAATTTATCATTAAAGTTTATGTTCGCAACAGAATTTACCACACCAGAAATATGAAGATACTTTTGATCGGGATAAGTCGTTCCAGATACAGTAACTGCTAATCCATGGTCACCATCAGTAGTAACAGTCATCATACCAGCGTCATATGAAATGCCAGTGATATTTTGTGTTTGATATGGTTCTTGGAATATCTCATTCAAAGAAACCATGACAGATGTATTTGAAGTATCTGTCGGAAAATTGCCATCATTTGTAGATAATGCAAATACAGATCTAGCCCCATCAAAACTAGCAGAAATATCTGCCATTTTAATAGATTCAATCTGATTATCTAAGAAATTAAGTCTTGCTGAACCTGATCCCCCGTAAGATTTGAGATTAGCAGTTTTTATTGTTGAAAGTTCATACTTTTTAAATACAATGTCTGATTCAACACTGATATTTGGAAGTTCAATAATAACTTCGTTCGCATGTGGGTCATTGGCAAGACCAATACTAAATGGTCTTCCAGTTACTGTGTCTTCAAAATCTACATCATTTTCAACTGCGACCTCGCCAAACAATTTAAATCCAAGTGGATGAGTCGTTTCATCTACATATTGCTTATAATCATTTAAACTTCTTGTGCTTCTGATAACATAAGAGAAATCTTGGAAATAGTTACTATCAGTAATTTTTTGAGAGGACGAACTAATCTTACCAAGATCAGAATCATAGAAACCAACTTTGCCAATAAAAGATTTAACTAATCCAACAACATCTGGATTAGTTACATATGTAACTGTAGATGTATACTGATTAATTTGACCAGTTAATACATCATTTATTTCTAATTCTCCTTTGACAACAACAAGATTAAGTAAATAAATTTGGTTTCCAATTAATCTAATCTCATCAATTTTAGCCTCAAATCCACCAGATGTTGATACAACTTCTGATAACTTATAAGTATTGCTTCCTAAACCTTTGATGATAACTTTTTTGTTGAATAAAAGTGATTTACTAAGAGTTCTGTCAGAAGTAAATTGACTTCCATTATTGCTGAACCGAACAGTCTTAACTTTACCAATGTTACTACCTTCAGCATAAATTTTCGCATTAGTATCTACTGCAGTAATAGTATCACTATCTGCATAACCATTTCCAGGATTGTCTACTGTTACTGAAACAATTCTTTCATTGAGAATAACTGGTGTTAATTTTGCACCAGATCCAGTAGTAGTGTTTATGAATATTTTAGTTGATGAAGAATATCTAGATCCATTAGACAATACAGTGACATCAGAAATAGAACCACTAACCAAAGTCAAACTAGACCTAAAATCATCTAACAAACTGTGTGTAATTCCCTCAACTTTAGGAAGTTTTTTATACCCCTCACCACCATCAATTACTGAAATAGTTGAGATTTGTCCAGTTGAAGTCAATGATGTTGTTTTATATGAAACTAAATTTAACCATTCGCTTACTTCTGGTTGGAATGGAGCAGGGAATTGAAATTTAGTGGAGTCAATAATATTAATTTTTTGTGTTCCTGCAGGTGATACAAGAAGATCAAAGTATTTGTTATTATTAAGAACTCCAGCTTTTTCATCATAGTAATATACCCTTGATACGTTAGTATCCAACAGAGCTACTTTTTCAATGGTTGCTGTAGCACCTGGAGTTCCTGGTGTTCCAACATATATGACATTTGCTAATGTGTTGACATTAGAAGAGTCTTCAGAAAAAATTAGATTGTGATTCAGGTTAGATCCATCACTAAGGTCAAATACATATCTACTTCCTCTGATAAATCTAAACTGAAAATCTCTCACATAATAATTTCCTGTTCCTGTAGGATCAATTTCCCAATATACACTTTTTCCTGTTACACTAGCAATATCTATTTGCTTGCCAGTTGGTGTTGATGTATCAGTAATATTAATAGCATCTGTAATAGTTCCTGACGTTACTCTTACATCAATTGTTGAATTTTCTTTATTAATTTGATAAATTACACTAGCAACACCTGGACTAGTAATTGCATCACCGACAGCAATTCTATAATCTGGTTGATCATCTGGAATATGTAAAGTTACAGTATTTGTTGTGGCATGTAATCTCAAAGGAGTTGAGAATTGATTTCTATCAACCGTAAGTTGACCAGAATTTACATCAATTGCTGTAATTTTTAAAATTTCATCATTAATTTTAATATAATCGTTTTCTCTAAAAGATGCAGCATCTACAGTAACAATATTTAAATTTGTGGCATTAAAAGCAACATCAGCAACTAAAGATGTCGTGACTGATGGTTTGTTGTAAGTAATTGTCTGATAGTCCGAGACCCTTACTTTTAAATTTTTGGTAATATTGACATTTTCTAAATCTAATGATATAGTTACTATATCATCCTCGGAGAGACCATGTGGTTCAGAGGTTTCGGCAATAACATCATATTTGGTATTTACATATTGAGGAGCACTAATTTCAGAAGGCCACGGGGCATTAGGAATTCCATTTGTTGACGGAATGGTAGATCCCGAAGCAACTTGATATGATACTTTAGGAACATTTTTTCCATTTACTTCTAGAACTCTTCCAAATAGTCTAGATCCTTCTGTATCGGTATTATCAATGTATAAGAAATCATTATTTTTAAAAGTATTTCCAGATTCAGTTACAGCAAATGAATCTACAGATCCTCTCTCAACACTCCCGACTGATAAAGATGCATCAAATCCTTTGGAAGGTGTATTTGCTGTCCTAATCCTTCTTGCTGTTGTAGGGATATTAGAATCATTACTTTGATCAAATTCAATATCATAATTATTTTCAGCAGGAACTGATTGGAAACTTCTTCCAAGAATATATGGATAAACACCAGATCCAAAGTTATTTACAGTCAAGAAGTAGCAATATCTACCTTCAGGGTACTCTGGTGTCTTACAGAAACGACCATTATTAAAATCTAATGATCCATTTCCCTGGACAAAATCATAATCTTCAACAAAAGCACCAATGGGATATTTTGCCGTACTTGGTCTAGTTGATGGAATAGAAGATTTTAGTGCATATGAAGATGTTTGTCTCACAATACTGCTAGTTTCATCTACAGCATTAACATACCCATAAGGACCGTAAATAGGATTCCCATCGTATGCCCAACCTAAAATAGGTGAATGAACAAATCCCGAAGTTTTTTCTGCATAGTTAGCATTAACTCCGAAAACATTATCTCCTAACGCATTTCTTAAAATTTTTGGATTTTGTGGATATCCATATTGCAATGCATATGCAGCATTTCTACTAGAGTATAAGTATCCATTTCCAGTATCAGATTTTACTTGTGTTACCGGAATCCAATTTTCATTAACATCTGGGGAATATTTTGTCTTAAATACTCTGTCAAAAGACCATTTTTTAACATTTGCTGTAGCAAAAACTCCAGATCCTTTAGATATAATTCTTATTTGAATTGTGTTTACATCTGAATAGTCAGTACCACCATTAAGAACAACAATTCCAGTAACTTGATTATTTGTTACCTCAGCAATAGCAAATGCACCTTTACCCCTTCCAGAAGTATCAGTAATCTCTACATTTGGAATTGCAACATAGTCTTGCCCACCATTGGCAACTGTAATAGTTTTAATTTCACCTTTTGAAAGATGAGCATCTTGAGTAACTGATGCTGTTGCATTAAAACCATAGGTTACTTCAAGTTCATGATCTGAGGTATAATCTGTTCCACCATCAACTACAGAAATACCTGTGACTCTACCATCTACAATGTCTGCGTTGAAAGTAGCTCCATTTCCAGTAGCATTCTTTATTCTGAAAATTGGTTGAATGTCCTCCTCAAACCCAAATCCAGTTTGAGCAATACTTACACTATCAATTGATCCAAAAGGAACTTCTTCATAGTCTTGAGCACTAAATGCCTCAACACCATTAATGAATAAACCAACAGGTCTATTTCCAACAATCTGGACTTGTGTATTTTTTTCTTGTACTAATGGAAATGATTTAAGAATATTTTGATTTCTTATATCAAAACCAGCTCCAACAAAGTTACCAATTGGATGTGCAGGAAGTCCTGCACTAGTCACATAAGCATAATTTAGATCTTTAAAAACAGCAAAAATTTCTGTAGGAATGTTTTTTACTGCATTATTAATCTGAACGTCGGCACTAGACGAACGATTTCCAACCTCATTTAGTCTCCAACTAGTAAATTGTTGTCTGGAATCTGCAGCACCATCTGCAGATAGTTTAATTTTTTCACCTTCTTCAAAATAATTTGATCCATCATTAATTCCTACCTCAGAAAGAACTCCGAGGACTCTCATTCTTATCTGATCCTCTAACGCAGTTTTTCCTGGAGCATATCCAAAAATAAACTCAGTAGTACGAATTTGCTGACCATTTGAATGTGATACAGCATTAGTTCCATATACTCCTCTACCACAATCAATAAACTGATTAAAAGTTTTAGTTCTATATGTAATAAACTCACCATCAATCTCAATTACACCATTTAATTTGGGAAAACTGAGAGTGCTATCAACAGTAATTACTGTATCCGTATCAGAAATATCATTTCTAAGGATAGATTCTTGCGGAATAGAAAATGGTTGTGAATCTAATACATTTAATCTAACTTCATAGATATTTTTAGAACCAGAAGCATAGTTTGAAATATTATTGATCAATAGATCATCAATGATAGCAGTTGCCTGAATAACACCAGTAGCATTACTCTGTCTAATTTGAGCACCAACTAAACTATAGGGGTCTCCTTGAATTGTTTCAACTTTGATAATATCATCAACAGTAAAATCAGAGAATGAAGCTTTGATAACTCTATCTTTCGGATACCTTACTGTAATTTCTTCATCAAATAATGCTCTGAACAGAAATTGAATAGAAAGATCTGTTCCTTTATAACTATAAAAATCTTTAATATTTCTGATTAATGTATCTTTACCAATTTCGTCAGAAATATTTTCATGAGGAAATCCAGCAAGATATTGCTTTTCGTAGTTTTTTAAAACGAAAAACAGAATTAAATTTGAGTAATTTGTTACTACAGCATCTACTGCATGATCTTGAGCAATACTTGTTTCAACAGTAGTATTGAGTGAATTAAATTCTGTAGTAGCACTAAACCCTCTTTCACAATCAATTAAAGTTTTATTGGAAATATCTACAGTTCTGTAGTAAATAAGTTCACTACCAATTCCAATAATACCCCCATCAGTAGAAAGTCCATCAATTTTATCTACTACAATAGAAGTAGCAGTAGAATCAATTGCAGTCTGCAATTTATAAGTTTTAACTAGGTTAAATTTTCTTAAATTATCAACATTAGTATACTCTAAGAAATTATTCTGAACATCTAAAATTCCACCAGATATTTCTAATGATTTGTAATACTCTTCAAAGAATTTTACAAAAGTAGGAAACTCATCAACAATAAAACTTGGTAGTTGTTGATCTACTAAGTCTGAGATAGTTAATTTGTTGAAATTCATTTTACGCTACTTCTTTGAATATTGAGAAAGTACTATCTTGTAGTTCAAGGTTTAAATAAACCTCTCGGACTGCAGTGATGTCATCATTTCGTGGTACTGCAGTAATGAAAATATTATTGTCTGCATCAGTACCACTAATAATCTGAAGTGAATTTATAATCACTTTTCCTTCGTCATAATTGACATTACCAACATCATCAATCAAGACTACCTTATCTGCAGTAATAGGATCAATACTATATATTCTTATTGTTCCGTCCTCTATATTTTCAAAATATGCATCAACGTTCTCATACCCACTAATTCTAAATTTAGTGCTAGTAATCGTCGGTGTACCATCACAAAATTTTGCAAATGGATTTACATAGCACAAAAGATATTGAGCTTTAGTATTAATTGCGGGAACTAATTTTTTTCTAAGACGAAACTCAGTATTATTGCCAGTAATAGATTCTTGAGCAGAATCAATTACTGTAGTAACTTTACTTTTCCTAATAAGACCGCCAAACTTACTAAGATCTGCAGATTCATCATATTGAGTAAGATTATCAATAACTAAATTTCTAAGTTGCTCTGCAGTTAAATTTGTTTGAGTTTGGTTATAAAAAAGTTTAGATACTATTAAAACCTCAACAATAGAGGGGTCAACAATGATAGGAGTTACTGAAGCAACAGTAAATTTCTTTAATTTTGTTAAAATATCATTTTTTGTTGAATTACTCAAAATATCACTATATTTTGGTTTGATCGCAATTTTTACACGACCATATTCAGGTGGTTCTTCAGTTTCTCCACCATATACAATAATATCTGCAATTGCAGAATAAAGGTTTTGTGTAATTATTTTATAATCTTCTAGTGTTACTGCTCTATTTTGTGCAGAATAGAATTTTGGGGCATTTGCTTTAATCAAGTCATCAGACTCAATGCTATCGCCACCAGTACTGCCAGATTTTACACTAACTCCAATTCCTGTTAAAATACGAGAACTTTCTTCATCATAAATTTCCCCAGAAAATACAAAATTCTTAATATCATTACCAGTTTCACCAGATGATGTTAAGTACGAAACTTCAATTACCTGACCATCCTTCAAACCTTTTCCAAGAACACCATCACCAAAAATTAATTCATATCTACTATCATCAATCTCCTGCACAAAGAAAACGGGATCATTTGCAGTTGTATCTAAAATATTAGATACTTTTTCAAAAATTTCTTTATTAGATGAATTTGCATTTTCTCTTGCTGATACTCTAATTGTTTCAGTATCAATATTTGCCGTTGGAATTACAAATTTTTGATTTGGGATTGTATTATCCACAACAAATGTAAATGTTAAGTAAACGCCCTCGGTAATATCCAAATTACGAGCATCACTTCTATTACTAATGTAACAAATATTGTTGATAACCGGACTTACAGCGTCTTCTAGTATTGCAAATTGAAAGGTTTCTGATCTAGCATCTGGATTTGATGCAATAAAACTGTTTCCTTTCTTTAATGTAAGAAATCTAGGCACCAGTCTTTGGTCAATTGCAGCGACTGAGCTAAAGTCAATTTTTAACTCTAAAACAGCAGTAGATGAAGTTCTAGATTTTGCAGTATACCCCAACTGCTTCGCAATTCTTACAATATTGTCCCTTAATGACGCCGACGACAAGAAATTTTCATTAACTGCCATCGTTGTATTGAAAGCAGTATAATAAGTATTATATGCTAAGAGGTCAACAACTGATGACAGAGTTGACCCTTCAAAATCATAATCGGTAAAAGCAGTATTACGCCTCAAGTATTCAACCAGAGCAGATCTGATATCAGCGTAATCTAGAGAACTAACTTGTGCAAATGCCATTGATTATATCTTTGATGAGGAAGTTAACGATAATGTAGTACTGAATATTTGTGCCGAAGTGTCTGGAATAATATAATCAATTTGTATATCATAAGTATATTCCGCTTCATTCAAATCCACTAACACTTCTATTAAGTTAACTCTTGGTTCATATGTAGAGATTAAGTTTGACACTTCATCTTTAAGTGAACCAGCGGTAGCAAAATCAAAAGGTTCAAATAACAAATCAGGAATTCCACTACCAAATGTTGCATCAAAAAATTTTTCACCCTTTCTGTACGAAAATAAGTTAAGGAGAGATCTCTTAATAGCATTCTCATCTTTGAGAATATTGAGATCTTTCTTCAACGGGTTAATTTTGAATGTAAAACTCAGGTCCTTATAGGATCTTGACGGATTTAACGCCATTTGATAGTAGATTTTTCAATTATTTATAGTGGTTATTTCAACCTAAAGATAAATTGAATGCTATTGAGATTCTATTCTCGGAATTATTGTTAATATTTACTTTATGCAACATGTCTGAAGGGAAAAAAACCATTTCTCCAGAAACTGCAGTTAAGTCCCATCCAACAGTATATCTATACTGTTCTCTTACTGAGTCAGTTACCTTACTAAGCCATTTAAAATTAGAATATGCGGAATTATTAATAACAGTTAAATCTCCAGACTCGGGAGGAGCATCTATCCAAAAAACACCAGCAATATCGCAATCTGGATGAATATGACATTCATTAAAAGAATCTTTAGCATTGACATTAATCCAAGCACCTTTTAATAAAAGTTTATAACCTGGATTGAAAACATTGGATAATGCTTTCTTTGAGTGCTGCATCACAAATCTTGCATACTTAGAAAATTCTGATTTTTCAAAAGTATATACATCAGACTGCCATCCTCCAACATTTGATTTTTTGACACCCTCATTTCGCTCCATCTCACAATAAATTGCTTTAATTAAGGGTTCTTTTATACCATCAAATTCAGGTTTAGTATCATGTTTTACAATTAGTGACGGAAAAATTGATATAACCTCAGTCATCTACCTTTTTACGGTCATTTCCCTTTTCTTTTACTTTTTTAAGGAGTCTATCGGACTCAATTTGAGTAATTAGAGTCATCCCAGACTTAATAAAGTCTTTACTTCGGTCAGTCGGTGAGTTTCCCATTAGTTTTTTGTGTGTTTTTTACAGTAGTGTAGTCATTGCCGAGGATTTCTTGCATCATAGCATCATTCCAATGCTCATAGTATCCAGATTTTGCCAAGATTTCACGGTGTTGACGCAATTTTGCCTTAGTTTGAGACATGATAAGGTTATATTTGCCATTATTTGTCTGAACACCATTAATGAAGGTGTTATAGTTAGCACAATCTTCTAAAAATACCCATTCTGGGTAAATTGTGTTATAAATTTCACACCACATTTGAATAGCATTAACGTCCAAATAGTCTTCAACGACAAAAATGACGATATCACACCCATCAGTAGGTATAATATCGTCAATCGGCACTTCTATGATCTTATATGTAGCAGAGTGAGAGTAAGGGCAGACTGCAAAATTACCTAGTTCAGGGCGAACTTCAGAAATTTTAGCAATCCATTCCTTAATGTGCTCTTCACTCTTCTTCATTTGATTCAGTTGATTCAGTTTCTTTGTCTGGATGATCTTGATCTGCAGGTCTACGTCCTACAACATAACCATAAGACTTTGGTGCTGGTGTTTCTTCGCTCATTTTCCTTGTCCTCGGTAGCGTTTCTTAGCTCCATTACGAGAGCTTGCACTATATTTAGTATGCTTACCATACCCCTGACGAGATTTCTTGGGTTGTGACTCAATATTTTCGTTACCGTTAAGAGATTTGGTGCGTGCCATGAATGTTTTAAATGTACTTTGATATTATAACACAGAAATTATGCTTGGGCAACACTGATGATTTGGATTTGTGGTGAACCTGCTTCATTTCCATAGGAGGTGTTACTAACTGTTACCTCAGCAGGACTATTTGCATTTTGGGCGGGAGTCGGTAAACCACCGATGTAAGATGCCCCACCGCCACCACCACCGCCAAAGTAACCTCCAGCATTAAACTCTAAATCCCAGCCGCCTCCACCGCCGCCACCGCCGTAGTAACCAAACCCACCAGCACCACCATCACCATCAGTTCCACTACCACCTCCTCCAGATGAGAAGAATGCACCGTCACCTCCTTTACTACCAGAATATCCATCACTAGATCCGGGTTGTCCTCCATTACCACCTTGACCACTTTTATAACCGTTCACAATTCCTCCAGTACCACCATAAGAATTATTTAAATTTGATCCAACAGAACCACTGGGTAATCCAGCATTTCCTCCTGCTGCAGGGTTTGGTCTTGATGGATGACCGTTACCCGTTCTATCTGGACCTGGATTACTTTCGTATCCACCCTCCGCTGCAAGCATAATGCATTTATTTCCTGTGGCAGATGTTCCATAGAATACTGCTGCATACCTATTAGTATAATGAAGTAGATATGATTGTCCTGCTTCCGCAGTAAATGTTCCTTCAACATAACCACCAGTACCTCCATTGCCAGATGGAGTATTACCACGAAGTTTTACAGTAACATTGTAATCAATTGCTGATGGAGTTAAAAATACAGATTCAGTCAATGTTTTTGTGGACGAAAGATTAGAGATATTTTCAACTGTTGCGCTGTCAACACCAGTAATAGATAATGCTCCAGGAATAACCATTGAAATAACTACAAGACCATCTTGATTACTACCACCACGACCACTAACATATCCAGCAACTGTTGTCCCAGGAGGAGAGGAACCACCAGCAGATCCTACATTGCCATTTTGCTTATCGGATGATGGAAGAGTGACAGATCCTGATCCACCACCGCCTCCACCACCAGTGCAGTTAGAGGTGTCATATCCACCGCCTCCTCCGCCACCATATAGTCCACCGCCGCCACCGCCGCCACGGTTACCCTGATTCCTTCCTGAACCACCAGGAGCGCCGCCACCACTTTGACCATTAGATCCACCTCCACCGTCTCTATCATTAGATGATCCGCCCGATCCACCAGAGTTGCCACCACCGGCAAAACCATTGTTAGGACCGCTACCAACACCACCACTACCAGAACCCGCTACACCACCATATCCACCTTGTCCATTCTGACCAGCACCACCGCCTCCACCTACGATTACGTGATCCTGCTGATAATAAATATCAGATCCTTGACCACCACGACCAGCACCATATCCTGCTTGACCATTAGGTGAACCCTGACCAGAAGCACCCACAAATACACGTATACTATTGGTATCATATTCACCAGGAGCATAACTTCCTGTGAGCAGCACTGTGCCCCTAGCATGTGCGCCTGTACCCCCACTAAAACTTCCTGTGGGGCATTCACCAGTGCCTTCACCCCCAGCACCCCATATAGCATAAGTAAACTCAGTTGCACTATCAGGAACTGGAATAGTAGTTGAACCAGTTTGTGTAATAGTATATGT